TGGTTTAGCTAGAGGTGCAGCAGTAAACACGTCATTAAGACCTTTAGCAAAACCCGTAAGCTCTTGTGTAAGTGTTACTTCTTTACGTGCAAACTGTGTAGCTTCGTCTATTATGTTACCGTTAGAATCAAACACTTGTGCATAAAAATCGTCTTCGTATGCTTTCATTAACTTTTTGTTAATAACAGGAATTTCAATACCATTACCTTGTAACTCTAAAGCTTTACGCATAGCTTTTTCACGCATCTTGGCTCTACCTAATATGTACCCAAAAGCATCGTCTGTAGCTGCCATAATTTTAGTAGAGTATGTAAACAAGTTACTGTTATTCGCATTTCTTGCTAAATTAGCCATACGAAACGCTGCTGTTTCCCCGGGTGTAGCTCTACCACTTTCTTCTGCCCATCTACGTAGTATTTCCCAGTTATCATCACCCGCTGTGTAGTCACTAAACCTAGTTTTAACTTGCCTGATATCACCTTTCCAGTATGAGTTTAGTTTACTTCTAAACAGTGTAAACGATTCTGGTATAGCTTCTACCATAGCATTGACAGCAGCTAAACTAGATCGTAATGTAGACGCGTCTCCACTTAATGGATACTTAAGTGCAGCACCTATTGCAGTTGCAAGTGGCCTTAAGAATGTTGCAGTAGATGTACCCATTATAGCTCGAACTGGTGTTTTAGGGCCAGATAGTACACTATGAGTCATAACACCTTCTAATTCTCTTATTAGAGCACCTGTTCTATTAACACCATTAGGATCTAACTTACCGCCTTTTATAACAGTTCTTGCCCAGTTATCAAAGTCTTCTAAAGTATTAACATTTTCCATCATAGAAAAAGCTTCAAATACAGCATTTATTAAGTTATCGTTAGGATCATCTTTTGCTATTTTTAACATAGACAAAATAGAATCACGAGAATCTTCCATAACTTGATTTAAGCTTTGATCTATAGCTTCTTTTCTAGCCTTGCCTGCACCTAACGCTCTAAAACTATCGGACTTGATAAACCTAGCTTTTTTAGTCTGATACAACGCAGTTAGCATAGTATCTACTATTTGTTTAGCAGGGCCATCTATGTCTTGTATATCTACAAGATCAGCTATTTCTCTACCAGCTACACCTATATCACGTAGTTGTTTTAATAAAGTACCGCCAATTAAATCAGCTACAACAACATTTTTAGATGTCCAAATTTCTTGACCATCTATAACGTCGTTAGTTTCAAACAACTCTTTTAGGTACTCTTGTGGTGACATGTCAGCAGGGTTTCTGCCTTGTGTAATTCTTTGATGTGCTTCGACAGCTTCTTTAAATTTAGCAGCTAGAGCTTTTCTATTACCTTTTGCCTCTGCTAAATCTTTAGCAAACTTTTCGTTGCTAACAAGACTTTTGTATATACGCTCTACAGTTGCGTCATCTGTTTCACCAAGTAAACCTATACGCTCTCGTTCTACAGGTGTTGTTACACTGCCAGTAGATCCTTCTTCTGAACCCCATGACTTACGTGTTTTTGATAACTGTTGACGAGCTACTTGTGGATCTACTTCTGATAAGTGTGCTCCTTGGTGTGGTTGAGATATAGGTGCGTTTTTATCAGCTCTAAACTCTACTTCACCACGACGTAACTGAGCTACGCCAGCTTGTACTGTCTGATCTTTTATACTTTTGTTTCTATCTTGTATCTGTTTAATCGCCTTGCTTCCGCCTTTTTTTAAGGTATATGCAAGACCGTCGAAAACTAAACCTATACCCATACCTTCTACGATGTTTTTGACTTTCATCATTACAGGATGGTCAGTATCTTTAGTTGATAGTGGTGTATCAACCCAGCCATATCTATCACGCAATGCACCTAATGCGTTCTGTTCATCTGATTCTTTAGATACAAGGTCAGACACAGCTCCTACAGCTGCACCTCTAACTAGATTGCCTTTTGTTAGTGCAAGTAAACCAGCCGGTATTGAAACTAAACCAGTAGCCGCAGCTCCTTTAGCAGCAAGTACAGTTCCAGCAGCTAAACTACCAAAATGTACTAAACCGCGTAGTTGTTTACCCCACCATGTTTTTGTTTCTATAGGGTTATCGTATGCTCCAAAGGGTGTAAAGTCAGGAGTGTATGTACCTGTTGTTTCTTTTTGACGTTGCATCTCTCCAGATAACGCATCTACTGTGCGTTCTGGAAAGGTAGCGATAGAAGATGCGGTATCTTGTAGTCCACCTGATAAGATCGACTGACCTTCTTTTATGAGTGCCTTAGCACCCCATGTATCAGCATTTCGAGGGTCATACTGTAACGCATCAGCCTTAGCTTCTGCTGCTTGCTCAGCCTGTTGAGCAGCTTCTAACCTCTCTTGCTCTTGATTGTACTCTTCTGTTAAACGATCTGCTTCATCACCTAGATAATCTAGATAGTTTTCGTCTTCCATAGAGTAATTTGAATTAGTCATTATTTTCTTTTGTTTAGTCGACTAAGTGGTTCTTTTGCTTTTTCTCTTTCTTCTTTTCTTTTTTGTCTTTCAGCTTCTTTTTGTGCTCTTGCTTCGTTTCGCTTGTTGATCTTTGCTTCAGCTTCTGTTATAATTAAACCAGCTACATCAGCTTGCAAGTTTTGAAACTGTGACATAGGCATCTTTCTTAATGCTGGAAATATTGCTAGTACAACATCCTGTTCTTTAGGTGATAGGTTAGTTAATCTACGCCAATCTTTTGCTTCTGTTTGAGCACCACCAATAGAACTAGATCTGTTAGCTCTTCTTCTGATGATTGCTAACATCATGTAACTTTGTTGATCTTCTGTAAACTTCTCTTTACCTAAGCCATTAAACGCGCCGCTGTTTTCTATAACATCTATAATTTCTTCTGATGTAAACCCATACCTACCAAAATCAGTAAATCCTCGTTTTGCCATTTTATAAACTGCGGTTAAATCATAATCCGTTAGTTTATTTGACATCATAACCCCTACAATACCTTCAGTTGGTTTTTGAAAAAAGTCATCGTTCTCTTGGTCAGATAACTCTCCTCTATGATTTTTTGAAATACTTTTTCTTTGACGTTCTTTGGCAAAGCCATTAAGCAAAGCTGTAGCGTTCTCTTTGTTAGACTCTATAAAGTTGTAGGTTTTAGTTTGATTAGGATTATCGTTAAGTTTATCATAGTCAGCAGCATCTAAACTGTAGTCCTTTTTATAATTAATTAAACCAGTTTTTTCATCAAGACCTCCTGTAGCTTTTAATCTAGCTTGAGCATACTCAATACCATTCATAAGGCTGCCGTCTTCTTGACGTATTTTTAAACCTTTTATAACATCATTAAAATATGTAGGCATTGGCCCACCACTAACTAAGTAGCGTTTCATTTGCCTTAATGCTTCTTTTTCATGCACCGAGTTAAAATTAACATTATCTGCAAGAGATTTATCATTTTTTAAAGCATTTCTATCATTATCTATATCTTTAGCTAGTGTATCTATTTTAGCAGCATAGAAATCTTTATATAGTCCCTTTTGTAAATTTTCTCTTACTGTGCCTATTACTGCATCTCTAGCTTCTCGATCACTTAAACTAGGTTTTTGTGCTTTTAAAGTGTTCATACGAAATCTAAGATCACCTAAAGCTGCTTCTATTTCACTTTGTCTTTCGGGAGGTATAGTACCTGATTTATCTCCAGTTTCTGCTCCAACAATTACTTCCATTACTTTTTTAAAGTCGCCTCTTGCTTCATAGATAAGCGTTTGTTCTTTACCAGCTTCTGGATGATCTCCAAAGTTGGCACCAGTCTGCTCTCTGCTCATGGCAGCAAGTAACTTTTGTGGGAACTTTTCAAACTTAAGAATAGGATCGTCTCTATACCTACCCATTAAATCAAATACTACTTCTGGTGGCGGGCTACCATCATACTTAGCAAACACCTCATCCATTTCGTCATCAAACTTGTTTAACGCAGCCTTCAAGTCTTTTTCTGGATCACCATTAAATCTATTTATAGCATTAGTTATTAGGTTAGAGTTAGCTGCTGTGCTGCTAAAATTACTGTCTGAATAAGTTGTAGTTTTCTTAGTACCATTATGCGTAAACTTTGCTTCGTTTAAAAGAAACTCACCATCGGTAGAATCTAGTCTATCAGAGTTACCTATAAGCTCAGCTACTCTTGAAAACAAATAGTTCTGTGCTTCTAACTTAGTGTCAAAGTTTTTTTCTAATTGTATGTACTCGATTAAACCATCTGTACCATCTATGTTAGGAACAATATCTGCACCATCTTCACCGGGTTTTTTACGGCTTTGTATTACGTCTACAATTCTATTGTCAACCTCTTTATTTTTATTTTCTTCAAAACGACGGTCACTAATAGTTTCCCACCGCTGCATGTTTAGCTGTCTTCTACGCCTCATTTCTGGGGCTATCTTTTTTATATAAAATTTATTAAACTCTTCATCACTCATGCCATAAGCTTTTGCCTGTAGTATTAGTTTTGATAGTAAAACTTCATCAGCAGCATTATGTAATTCTAACGCTTCTTCTGCGTCATCTAATATAAAAAAGTTGTTTTCTGTTAAAAGTTTCTTTCTAGCAGCAAACCCTTTTTCCATCATGTCATTATTTATTTGACGTTGAGTGAGGTCTTCGGGTCTTTCTCCTTTTATATTTTTTAATAAATTATGAGCAGCACTATCTAATCTACCTTTTTCTTTATCATCAAAGGCTTCGTTTTGTAATTGATTACTAAACCTAGCGTTTTGAATATTAAAGTTTCCTTCTGCATCAGTGTATTTTTTTCTAATCTCATCTATCTTATCTCGAGATAAACGATTTAGTTCTCTAGCTTCTTCGCCTGCTCGACGTGTTTCTACAAATTTAGCAGCAGAACTAGCAAGACCTACCAATCCTTGTAAGTTGTCGTCAAAGTTTCTTTGCTGTAATTCTCTGATTCTAACCATATCGTCGTAAAACGCTTGAGCATCTTTTATGCTAGCGTCTATTGCGTTAGTAGCCGCTTCGGTCATATCAGCGTCTGTTTGCAAGTAGTTGGTCTTGCTGATGTCGGGTAACTGATCCCGTGGTGTACCAACTAC